TTACACTTGCCTTGGACCCTTAAACAGGGTAGCATGTGCAAGGTAGCCCCTATAAACGTTTTCGAAAGATCACGAATATATTGGTAACCCTAAGTCCTGCGAAGGATATGGGTTAGGGAGCCTTAGGAGGTTCGTTGTAACTGCAGTACTACTGGGAGATCCCCAGTACCCTGGTTAACCCTCGGTTCTACCGAGGGAGAACTGGATATTGTAGTTGCTTCATCCTTGATGCTAACTAAACATGAGGTATAAAATGGCTACACCAAGAACCCGACTGCGCGTTAACGCTCCGCCCTTATATAGCGATATGGTATTCCGTAGTAAATCTACGGATCCTTTTGCTTTAGTTCAGGCGGATATGCTACAATACGCAGACTATCAGTCTATGACTGACACGGTAACTCCTGATTTCAAAAAAAGAATTCAAGAGGGTGAGGTCATTAACAACCCATGTTTACTTACGGTGACGCGCACAAGGCAAAGTACCTTGACGCCACGTATGATCGTTACCGCTCCTGGGTCTACCACAGTCTTAGACTGGAAAGACGGGAGTCTCTCAGAGCGTGTTGCTCTGGGTAACGGTATATTGTACTTATTACCAGCTGAAGCTGATATTCATGCCGACGCTGCAAAAGCAAAAATACGTGCAATCGCTAACATCGACAAGACACCGTATGCCTTTGGTGAGGACATAGCGGAGCTGAGCCAGACTTTAAGGTTCCTCCAAAATCCTTTTAAAGGTATGTATCGCCATTCGCGGCGCTTCCTTAGAGAGTTGAAAGACACTCAACGGAAACGACCTGACTGGACTTTAGCTGAGATAATCTCCCAGTTATGGTTAAGTTATAGGTTTGCCTTTTCCCCTCTATTACGCTCCACTTTGGACGCAATAGAAATATACAACGGGAAGAGACCTGGAGAACGACCTGTTCGACAGACCGCTCGTGGTTTTGAGGTCGAGCGTGGTGCCTTTAATGACACCTACCAACACTCGCTCTCTTCTGACCCCGAACATTTCAACGTCTTTAAAAGAGGTTGGGATTGGGAGGATCAGGTACATGCTACAATTCTTTATGAGATTAGTAACCCCATGAAGGATTGGAAGTTCCACCTAGGAGTTAGGGCCAAAGATATTCCTATAACATTCTGGAATGTCCTACCATATTCATTTATGGTAGACAGGGTTCTCGATATTTCTACCGCTGTGAAAGCAGTAGTGAACCTTGCTGACCCAAGCATCAAAATCCTTGCTGGTAGCGAGAGACGTAAGGACCGACGGAATAGAAATATTCAGTGGGACCTACACTCAACGCCTAGCTATAACAATGGTGTAAACACGACGAGAAATTCGGATGTCAAGTATTACGAGACATTTGTCTATGATAGACAACCGTGGGCACCTTCGTTCTCTGATGCAGTTAACCCCCCTACTAATTGGGGTGGATTGTTGAAGAGTATCTTTTATACTGTTGATCTCCTTACTTTGATAGTTTCCAACTTGAAAGGTAAACGAGGTTGACCTCAAATTGGAGTCATGTTTATGGCTTTTAACGGAAGTTCGGTCCTAATTGATGGGACTATCACACCGTCCGCTGGTACATCTACCGCATATGCTACTAAGGGAAACACCCTAAATAAGCATAACCTTTTCCTTGACAACAGTGCAATTCTTCTGAACCAGATAGAATTGATCATTGGTATAAAGGAACCTAAGGTTGCGGCTTCAGCACCTAATGGATAGACGCAAGCCCGTAGTTGGGCTAGACTCCTTTATCCTATCGAATTGGATAATGGAGCGAGGTCTGTGAATTCACTTTACACGGAACTCGCGACAGACGTCGAAACGACGGATGCCGAAAAGCTCAGCATGCTGGTGAACATGGTCCAGCTGATGTCCACGGCTGCATTTATGCAGTTGTGGTATAATCAGTCGGTTGCATAGTGATGACCCGGCGTAAGCAGATTATAGCGGCCGTGGCTGCTGTACTGTCAACGCTAGTTATCATACTAGGCGACCCTTATGTGTTGCGTGTGCTTCACCGTAATATTGGTGAGTACATAGATTATTCTAATTCAATCAGGAGACACTCCTATGAGTCGGATGAAAAGTACCAAAGCGAAGAACATAAAACAGTTCTTTAACCCCGATGTAATTGTTTCCAAAATACATCGAGCACTAAGAGATGATCTCGGATCTGCTATACAGGAGTACATGCAGACTCGAAACCCTCTGGCGCAAGCACAGTATGTGCAAGCGGTCGACTTTGGGAAGAAGTATATACCCCAAACCCTGGATACATCCGCTCTTGATGATGCGGCCTATGAGAAATTTATAGGCTTGAACGCACATCTTGCGTCTTTCAATGGGCAGGAATACCCAAAAGAGAGGCAGAATATTACGGATGAAACAACGTTTCGTGATAAAGTGCTGATTCGTCAGCGCGCCGCGTTTCGTTTTATCTTAGGCGACCTCGAGGAAGATGATTGGTATCGACACTGTAAACATGGTGTTGGTTCCACTGTCGGAGTGTCTTTTGAAGATACCTCGATTGAAATGAAGTTATCTTTCCCGATAAGCACGACTGAGAGGGCAAAAACCCGACTACAGCGTTATATGCTATGGGACCGACAAACCCGTGAAGAGGTCATGAAAATGAACTCTGAGTTTGCATTTAGTGACACGGCTAAAAAAGCGTGGCACAATAATAAATGTTTGACTCCTTATAATGTTGTTAAAGGATCATCTGTCTCTACGGTCGACAAAAACGCCCAGGAGCGACGCACGATGTGTAAGGAACCTACTGGTAATATGTTTCTCCAGCAAGGTCTTATGCACAAAATGTATTCCGCTCTCCGTTCAATCGGACTGGACGTCGTGAGTCTCCCTGAGTCACATCGTGAATTAGCCAGACTCCACAGCATCATCCGTGTAAACGGTACTGTTGATTGGAAGTCTGCTAGCGATTTGACTCTCTACGAATACGTTCGATACTTGTCAAGTGTCAAATGGTTCGCAGCTATAGATCAAACCCGCTGCCCGGTAACCCGGGTAAAAGGTCAGGAAGTTGTATTACATATGATTTCCTCTATGGGGAATGCGGTTACGTTTCCGCTTGAGACTCTAATTTTCTGGACTGCTGCAGTTGCAGTTATATACACCGTCGAAAACCCATCCTCAAATACTATGCACATAGACTTAAGTGCATGGCATAAAAGGGTGTCAGTATTCGGCGATGACTGCATCTTAGATTCCAGGTATATCCCGATTTATCGGGAGTTCCTTGAGTCTTTCGGATACATAATGAACGAGGAGAAATCCTTCTCGGGTGTATTCGAGCCTTTCAGAGAGAGCTGCGGCGGG